GGCTATATTTATAGACATACGTCATAATGCTAGCGGTCCAACTTAACGGTGGTCTCGGAAACCAATTATTCCAACTTGCAGCCGCAGAAACGATTACAAAGGAAACAAATCGCAAGATGTGTCTGCTCGATACAGTGTCCCCGACTACGGTTCATAGTTCTGCAAACTATTTTGACTCTGTGCTCTCTGAATGGAAATCTGTTCCCGTGTTACCTACTCCATATGGGGCCGTTACAGAATACTCCTACCAAAAGCAAGACTGGGCTTCACTGCTTCCATCCGACGACTCTGTCTGTCTCTACGGGTATTTTCAGAATTGGCAATACGTTCCATCTAACTTCACGAGTAGACTGAGACTACCGTATGTACCCGAGCAAAGAGGTGCCTTTTTGCACATTCGAGGGGGAGATTTTGTGAACAATAGCCTCCACGATGTTGGACTACAGAGGAGATATTACCAGAGCGCCATCAACTATTTCCCCAGGGGTACTCAGTTCTTTATCTACACCAATGACGTGGCGTACGCAAAAAAGTGCGAATTCCTCTCAACAATCCGTCACACATTCGTGGAGGCAGACGAACTCACCAGCCTCGCAGGGATGTCAAGGTGTACGCAAGGTGGAATCTGCGCAAACTCGAGCTTCTCATGGTGGGGTGCTTTTTTGAACCCAAACCGAACGATCGTGATGCCCAGTCGGTTCTTTAATGATCCTGGCATTCATATTGAAGGATATTACTTCCCAGGAGTGATCCGATGTGCCGTTTAGATAGGGATGCGTACAAAGAATAAATGAATATCTATGAGTTTATTCAGAACTTGGATGTGAAGACGATGATTGAGATCGGTATGCACTTCGGCGAGGACACCGAGAGGTTCCGCGCAATGCACCCTGCCGCTCGTATCATTGGATTTGAGCCTGACCCTCGTAATGTCAAGATGATCACAGACGCCAAGATTAACACGATCTGCGAGTTTCACCCCGTAGCCCTCTCCAACAAGAACGAACAGTCCGAGTTTTACATGTCGTCTGGACGGTGCCCTGCATTCATCGACGCGAAACACAATGCAAACGATTGGTCGTCATCCTCGTCTCTCAAGCGCCCGACCGGACATCTGACTGCACATAAGTGGGTCACTTTTCCGAAGAAGGCAGTGGTTCAATGTATGCGCTTAGATGACGTCGAGGGGCTTCAAAACACCGTCATCGATTTCATCTGGGTTGATGTGCAGGGTGCAGAGGATATCGTCTTCTCGGGTGCAAAGAATACCCTGTCTCGTACTCGATATGTCTATACGGAGTACGCAACGGATTTGTATGAAGGTCAACTCAATCGTGATCAGCTCCTTGCGTTGTTTGGATCGGATTGGTCAGTTGTGCACGACTTCGGAGGGGACATCCTTCTTAAGAATCAGTTATATACTGATTGACCCGTATGAAACTTCATCCAGTAGTTTCCACATCGCTTAATCTCGTCTTGTACGTGTGGTGCATAATGCTCAAGAAACAGGTGTGAAAACTCCCACGTTAGTTTCTTCATCTCTTCATACTTTTCGTCAAGATATGCAGGTGTTATTTCAGAATAGTCAACTGTCCACAGAATCGGGCATCCCCGATACTTGGCTTCAACCATGCCTTTCCTCTCAATGATTGGGATACACCCTGCAATCAAAGCTTCATAATGGCGATGGCAGTCAATACCATTTCCTTCCGGAGAAATGACAAACTTATAGGATGGAAGTGACCTGTAAAAATCGGGTGCACTCAGAGACGTATTATGAATACCATTTCCTGCAAGAGTGTTGAGAATTGTCCTTCGATTTATCCCAAAAAAACGCCGCTTCGTATCTGTCCTAGGATTCAGTGCACATAAAACGGTATTAGAATGCGAACCAAATTGAATACGATCTCCTTCATTCATAACGGGTGGATACGTAAAATGCATCCCAATTGGAAATGGCATCCATGCATCATCATGATTTGTTGAAGACGCTTGAATGATGAGATTCTTAGGATCCTTATACATAGTTTGCCACGTCTCCAAGTCCATTGCGATCTTAATATAACGATTCACAATACCAGTCCATGAACTGAAACTTACTGCACTCATCTCGCAAAAATACGATCCTTCGTGAACGCGATGTTCATATTCCATACCGTTGACTACAAACACTGTAGCGCCCATGTTAAATATTGCATAGAGTGTGAAATACAACGAGTCATACGAACCACTTGCATAGTCGGACATTGGCTTGTCATTCAAAATGTTAAACGTAGAGAGAAACTCCCTAGAAACAATCATATTCATCGTGTTAAAACACGTTTCAATATCAGGCCAAAGCGACTTGACATTTTTACGTGTAATCGGTGTTCCAATGTATTTCTTATAATTAAGTTTATCGTGTGGCTTTGCAAAAGAAGGTAGAAATAGGCAAGAAGGCGAGATACGATATGACGAGAAAAACGTCTTAAATGCTTCAAAATAATCAACGTCTGCAAAGTTATCACTGTCGATAATGGCAACGAACTCGCTTGTTGCGTAGGATGCAGCCCGTTGTTTGTTAGCAAGAACACCCAACCGACACTCATTCTGATACACTCGTAGTTTTGGATGGGAAAAGGCAGATGTGATTTCAGCATAGTCCTCTCCAGTTTCATCTGTAATGACTATTTCGGTTATATGAGGATTTTCAAGATAAAGAGGGATAGACTCCTTCAGAAAGGAAAAGCGCCGCATCGTTGGAATACATACGCTAATGCCAATATGACGTACTACGAGCATGTTGTTATCTGATGGGTTACCACCTGTGAGAATCTTAAGAGTGAATGTATGAGAGGGAAGCAGCTTCTTCCATTCTTCAATTTTATACCTGAAACGGGGAATATCGCGATGGTTAATATCTTCAATGATGAAAATGCCTGATGGGGACAGTTTATGAAAACTGTTCTCAAAGAAAGTCGTGTTGGCTTCAAATGTGTGGAGACCATCATCAATAATGATGTCCATAGTAGGAAGCGGTTCCCACATAGCCCGGACAATAGACGAGTTCGTCTGATCGCAAAAGACCGTATTAATCCGATCTTCTTGAAATAAAACACCTTTGTCAATGTCAGCACCGTAGATTTCTGCGTGGGAGAAATAGTCACGCCATCCTCTGAGAGATGCGCCTGGACGACCGTTTGGACCCATATTGCTAGGGACATTAGTGTTATTAGTTCCAAGACCTAGTTCAAACACATTCATCTTGCGATCAACCATACCCTTGAATAGATCATGATAGGCATTGGTGTAGGTATGGTGAGTTGTGTTATTCTTCCGAGGTCCCTTATCACTTCCGTATTTATCCATAAGCGGACAAAGGGGTGTCGTATATAACATTTTGTTTACGAGATATTAAAACAAATGAACTCTGCCGAACCAGTTCAAAGTTTAGCCAACTTTTACAGGGATGTGGTTATTGCAAATGATAATGAGACTAGCGGATGGTCCACCTATTATTATGGAGTCTTCAGCAAGGTAATTAATGACAATAACTACAAACGGGTTGCTGAGATTGGCGTAGCATATGGCACCCATGCAAAACAGGTCCTGCGGTCAACAGAGATTGATCAACTCTATCTTGTTGATCCAATGGTAGAGCACGAAGGTGGGTTTCATGATGATATTATGAGGAGAGCGCCAGCACTACCTGGTAATAATTTTAATGAGTTGTATGAGCTTGTTCAGAGTGAGCTTTCTCCATGGAAGTCTAGGTTTACATTTCTTCGGCAATCTAGCCTATCTGTTACAGATGATCAAATACCGGACAGTTCACTTGACTGTATCTTTGTGGATGCAGACCATTCGTATGATGCAGTCCTTGCAGATCTTACATTTTGGTGGAAAAAGCTTCGCATTGGAGGTCAACTCATGGGAGATGATTTTTGGATTGATGGTGTTCAACGCGCAGTTATTGAGTTTGCATCAAAAAACTCGTTGACATATGACTTCCTGTACCGCCCAAACACGACATACAAGATATTCAGATTTATGAAGACATCATAGTTTTCGTATGAAAACCTGCGTTTGTATGATCGGATAGAGGTTATTTATCTTTTTGTGATAAGCGGACCGGAATGCATCAATACCTCGCTGTGTAAGATCGGGACCGTGCCATCCATAGTCGTCAAAGATCAACCAACCTCCAGACTTGAGCTTGCGAAATGCAAGAACTGCGTCCTCTAACACATAATCTGGTTCATGGTTTCCGTCAATATATACGATATCAAAGAAGTTATCATCAAACTTAGGAATCTCAGTGTGAGAGAAGCCTCGGATCACCGTTATCTTATCCTTCTGTCCGGAGGACTCTAGGTTTCGCATAAATGTATTGTATACTGATTCCTGTTGCCCCTTATATTCGGGATAGTCATCGTAGTCAGTCCATGGATCAATACAGTACATTCGGCTTTCCGGATGCGACGCATAGGTCCTTCCTACTGAGAAGACATTTGCACCATAAGATGTTCCTATTTCTAGATAGTTGAGTGGTCCCGGTGAAGTCATAGGAATCACACCCGCCCAGTTTTCAGCTGTACGAAATGTACGACCCTCAAATGACATTTATATATATACCAACAAATCTACCTGGGTTTCCAGGCGCATTTGTTTTTGATTTCTTGGATGATTTCTTGTACAAGTCCTCTCGGAGGAGGTCTCTAGTTGGAGTACGCAAGACCGCCCATGCCGGACATGACGCGCAGCACGTTGTAGTTGACGGCGTAGACGCGCACCTGAGCCGTACGACCCGAGCGCACCGTGTTCACGGACACCGTGAGCTGGAGGGTCGCCTTGTCGATACGCGAGAAGTTGCAGGTGCCCGACGGCTGGTGCTCCTCCGGCTTGAGCGCGAAGGAGTACACGTTGATGCCCTGGGTCGGCGTGCGGCTGTGGTGCTGGTACGGCTGCACGCGGGAGAAGTAACGTCCCTCGCGCTCCGTGAAGCGGTCCTGACCGTTGAGCTGCAGCTTGGCAACCTCCACCGGGTTCTTGCCCTCGCACTTGACTCCAGACGAGAGGATGACCTTCGCGAGCAGGTAGTTGGTCGTGTCCTCGAACACGATCGCCTGGTCGTTGCCCGTGTTGGTGTCGAGCCAGCTGGCGCCGTTGAGCGACGGGCCAACTCCCGGCTGTCCAAGACCACCGAGGAAGTACGGGCCCGAGGGGCCGTCGCCGACAACAGTAGGAACCGCCCCCGTCAGGCCACCCGTCGCCAGGGAGCCGCGGGCCAGGACGTCCATCACAATACCCTCCGTGGAGAAGTCATCCGTGTAGTTGAAGGGCTGGCATCCGTTGACCTCGCTGATGAACGACTGGTTCGGCGTGCAGTCCACGAACGAGTCGCGCTGGACGACCCACACCAGCTCCTTGACCGGGTGGTTGAAGTTGAGCTGGATCTTGTTCGAGCTCGACGTGATCGCCTCAGCGCCCGTGAACTGGAGCTGCTCAATCAGGTACTCGTGCGTCTGCTGGGCGAAGCGGCGACGCTCCTCCGTGTCCAGGTAGATGTAGTCGATGTACAGCGACGCGGCCGTGAGCGACTGGATGCTCGTGGGCAGCGTGCCCGACAGGAGCTCGTAGTACGTGCAGTTGATCCACTGCTCGAACTCGATGTTGATGCGCACCTCGTGGTACTGGAGAGCGATCAGCGGGATCGCCAGACCCGGGTTGCGGCAGAACCAGAACTGGAGCGGGATGTACAGCGTACGCGCCGGCGTGCCGGCACGGGGGGCGCACGTGTTCGTCAGCTCAGCGCCAGCGCACGAGGCATCCAGCGCGTAGCCGCGACGGTCCTTCATCAGCACCAGGTCGTGCGTGTGTCCGAGCATGTCGTTGAGCGCCTCAATCGTGCCCTGGTCCTGAGACAGCTGGGTCCAGATCTGCATCCAGTCGCCATACTGACGGTCGATGCGCTGGCCACCAATCTCGAGCTCCACCGTCTTGATGAGACGGTGTCCGATGTACGACAGCCAGCGGAAGCGGTTCAGCGTCGAGGCGGTGTTGAGCTCGACCGCCGGGAGAACCACCTGAACGTACGTGCGGTACATCAGGTCCGCGTTACGGTTGATGACGGCCGTCACGCGCTTGTTGAAGTCGGCCTGGCCGTTGAACGTCACCTCAATCGACTCCATCGCGAAGTTGGTATGACGCTTGTACAGAACCTTCCAGAACGTGATCTGGGGGTTGCCGCTGATGTAGATGTCCTGCGCACCATAGCTGACGAGCTGAAGAAGACCACCACCCATATTGATTGTATGATACTAACTGGGAAAAAATATTTATCGGCGAAGGCGACGCGTCCTGTGGCGACGCGCACCTATCTTCTTTCCAAATGCATCCCGAGGCGAGACCGGGTCTACGTGACGCAGATGTTTCCTGCGCTCAATAAGGTCGTTGGCATCCGTGGCGGGAGGCAGGTCGCCGCCTCTGTCTTTCGCAAACACACGTCTCGCCTTTGCGAGTTTGGTGTCTTTGCGTCGTGTTTTGAGCATTATTTAATGTAAAGACTTTAGGTTGGCTTACGCCTTGGAGAGGAGGTGCGCCTTCTTGGCGCGGGCACGGAGCGTCGCCTTCTTGCCGCTCGACTTCAGACCGTGGGACTTGAGAACGCGCTTGAGCGCCTTGGCGGAGGGACCATGGCGGCGAGTGTGACGGCGACCACCTGTGGCAGAGGCAGGGGAGAGAGTAGACGGCATTTTGTTTTAAGGGTGAGACAAACTTTCAGGATGAACGCGAAGAGTAAAAAATGGAGCCTGTGTCTATTGGACTTCTTGTTGGATTTTTGCTCGTCGGTATCTTTGGGGTCTATGGATGTGTCGTGAGGAAGCGGGTCGAGATGCCGAAGTCCCCCTCGTCCGAGAATCTAGCGAAGATGGCTCCTCAAGAAGACCCTGTAGTACTCGACTAAAATATCCCAACAATACAATGGGTCGCCGAACAACACGGAGGCAAAGGGGAGGTGATGCAGAACGGGATTTATCATTCTCGAGATGCAAGTTAGGTGTGAAGTATTGGTTCAAACGTCTTACATCATTGATTCGGCCCGTGCTTCTGAAGTATATTATTGATAACCCGAATGGATCTATGTGTATGACTAATTCGGGTACACTTCTGCGACAGTTTGTACGGGATGAAAAAGCAAAACAATCTATGTGGTCTGAGCTCGTTTGGACAGCGGCAGAAGACAGGCAAGCAAACCTCCAGATACGATGGATTATGGACACGATCCGGACCGACAATGAGTTTCGGGCTGCGTGTGTGAGACGCGACAGGGACCAAATGGTACTCATCATGGACGAGTATCTTCAGCGGTTTCAAGATCACTCGTGTGATGCCTTTAATGATGACTACTGGCATAGAAACGTGCAAGGAACGGTTGAGCGTGTATTCAGCAAATACGATACATACTCCAATAGCGCGTGCGACGATTTAGGATATAGAGTGTGGTGTACAGATCCTCACGTACTTGATCAGAATGCTAGAGCTATTATATATGGACGGAGCGGTGGAAGACGTCGCCGCTCTACTCTAAGATCAGCTTCGGTGTGATGTGCATGGCCTCGAGCTCTTGCATCCACAACTTCATGGCGTACGGGATGGTCTTCATGACAAAGTCCGTCTTGTTGCCACACGCACCGCACGAGTAGATTCCCTCGACCGGATTGACCACGGCGAGCGTGCCACAGGTCTTGCAAAGTCCCGTCTTGAACGGGTCGGAGACATCCATCAGACGCTCCTTGGTAAACACCGAGATGCCGTGTGACAGCATACAATCGCGCTCCATCTCACCCACACGCAGACCACCATCACGGGACCTCCCCTCGCACGGCTGCCGAGTCAGGCTCACGATCGGGCCCCGGGCGCGCGAGTGCTTCTTGTCGATCACCATGTGCTTCAGGCGCTGGTAGAACGTCGGACCCATGAAGATTTCCGCCTGCATCATCTCACCCGTCTGACCATTGTACAGGATCTCGTTTCCATAGGGATGCATGCCCATATCCACCATGTGCTTCTTCAGATCCTCCACCTTGAGGTGGGAATACGGCGTGCCATCGCCCAGCGTCCCCTTGCGCACACCGATCTTGCCGAAGATGTTCTCCATCAACTGAGCAATCGTCATGCGGGACGGGACAGCGTGGGGGTTCATAATGATATCCGGACGCAGACCAGTCGATGTGAACGGCATATCCTCTTCGTCCATCATCATACCAATCGTACCCTTCTGACCGTGGCGAGAGGACACCTTGTCTCCAATCTGAGGGATACGCTCCGACACTGTGCGCACCTTGATGAACGGGTAGCCATCCGAGTTCTTGTCCTGCCACACGCCGTCGATACGGCACTGCTCTGAGTTCTTGTGGGTGGTGGACGCATCTCGGAATGCATACCCCGCCGCATCGTTCCGCAAGTTCACCACCTTGCCGATGATGACATCGTTCTCATTGATGACCGAGTTGATGATCGGGAGCCCATTGTCCGACACGGCTGCGTAGCTGGTGTTCTTGTACTTGCGAGTATTGTGCTTCTGAGGCTTCATGAACTTCTCCTCACGACCCGAGGTCACGTTCCGGTGCTCCTCATCCTTGTACATGCCGTAATACAGACCGCGGAAGAACCCACGCTGGACTGCAGACTTGTTCATGATCACCGAGTCCTCCTGATTGTATCCGCCGTAGCAGGCAATGGCCACAATCGCATTCATTCCAAAGGGCATCTCGTGCATCTTCAGGATGTTCATGGCTCGTGTCTCCACAATCGGACGAGCGATGGAACAGAGCACATAGGCATTCTTGTCGAGGCGCTTTGCAAAGTTCCCTGCGTACACGCACATCGCCTGCTTGCCCATGGCTGACTGGTAGGTATTACGAGGTGACTGATTATGATCCGACAGGGGGATCGTTGATGCCATGTGACCCACGATCAAGGATGGATGGACCTCGTAGTGGGTATGGGAACTTGTCATCTGATCGAGGCTTGTTGCAATTCGCAGTGTCTCTGTCTCGGAGGAGTCGATGTAGTCGATGCTCGATGTACACCATTCGTTCCAGCTGGAGGTGTCCTTCGGAGGAGAGGCTCCAGCGCGAAACACAGGGCGCACACATCGACCACCATCCGTCTCAATGGAGATGCCATTCATCAGGGTATACCAAGCAATCGAGATGTGGGGGTGCAGACGGCGAGTCTGCTTCGCCTTTCGCAGTGCGGTGACCAAGCGATAGGGATCCTTTGTGAATCCGACCATCACGCCGTTGATTGTGACCGATGTACCCTCATAGACCTTCGGCGTATCGATCCATGTCACATCCTTCCACTCTTGCAAGAAGTGGATGATCGTGGTCGACGGAACGTGCTGAGAGATCGAAGTCAGCAGGCTCATATTCTTGACAATACCAACCGAATGACCCTCCGGTGTCTCCACTGGACACATAAAGCCCCAGGAGGTACCGTGAAGCTTACGAGGAGCCAGTAGCTTACCTGACTTCTCCACGGGCGTCTGGATGCGGCGGAGGTGGGACAGAGTCGCGGCATAGGACATCCGAGCCAGGACCTGTGAAACACCCACCTTGGTAGCATTGGACATTGCAGCTGCAGATCCTAGTCCTTGTACCGTGAAGTTGCCCGTCGCCAGAGCCTGCTTCAGCTTCCCCTCAATCGCCGAAAGCTTCAAGATCTTGTAGAGATTGTTCACGTTCAGGATGTCCATCGGACGAGGACCTCCCTCACCACGCTTCCAAGAGTCGTTGTTGACTTCCTGCACAAACTCATTGCGAGTGTCGTTGCAGACCTTCTGGAACAGCTGGCGGAACAGATGGGTCAACAGGGCACCTGTCGTCACCACGCGCTTGTTCGGGTAGGCATCGCGGTCATCCAGTGGGATCTGCTTGCAAGAGGTCAAGATCAGTCGACGGATCATTGCACCCATCAGCATTGTCTTGCGGGCATTGTGAACCGGAGTTGTCGTCAGCTCCGAAGCAAAGCGGACGTGGGGTAGGAACTCTGAGTTCAGGAGCTGGCGGACGTATGCACACTTGTCCTCCTGGTTGGTGCCGTACTGCAGATGGTTGGTCAGATACTGAATCGCTTCCCGCTGAGTGAAGATTCCCAGCTCGGATGCATCACGAAACGAGGCAGCCAACATCTCTGCATGAAGGTCATCTTCCGACCCCCACACAATCTTGGTGATCTCGCGATCGGTCAAGACCCCCAGTGCGCGGAAGTACACAACAACCGGCACATCCTCGCGGAAGCGGGGCACACAGGCTGTCAGTGGATTGCCGTAGCCATTGAACTTGGAGCTAATGCGGATCTCCAGTTTCTTGGGAGGCATCGTGAAGGACTCGTGCAAAGACTTGATCTCCACCGAGTGAGTGTGCTTCGACGCCGACTTCTTGTTCTGGAAGATCATGATGCGGTTGTCCGCCACCTTCTCCTGGCACAGGATCGTGCGCTCCGACCCGTGGATAATGAAGTACCCAAGCGGATCGTGGGCACACTCACCGTACTCTGCCAGGCTCATCGGATAGTCCTTCAGCAGACACAAGGACGATCCAAGCATCACGGGTAGCTTGCCCAGGCTGATTCCTTCGAAGACATGCGACTCCTCGTCGTAGGTGTCCAGCATCGGACCCTTGTACGTGCGAGCCACGAAGCGAATGTCCACATACATCTGTGCCGCGTAGGTGAAGTTGCGGATACGCGCCTCCATCGGAAGCATCGGCTTCACGCGACCGGTCGCCTCCTGGATACGGGGCTTGATATAGCTAATATTCTCAAAATACAGCTTGAACTCATACTTGTACTTCTTGATCATCTCATCCTGCTCGTGCCAGACCGTGATGGGAGGAGTCGACTGAATAATCAGGGGAATCTTGTGGCGAATGAAATCCTCATACGAATCAACTTGGTGGTCCACCATCCTCCGAACACCGTTGCTAAAGAAGGCGCGAACTGCATCCCATTCATTGATTGTGGTGGGGGGCGAAGGAGGAGCGACTGAAGGGAGCGACGTCATGGTATCTGTTGGTGGTGTCTTCCGTGTAAATAAAGTTATTCGTTTTGAATAAGTGGTGAAGCGATGTCTGGCATCAAGATTCAAAAAGTAGACCACGCCGAGCCAGAAGCCAAGCCGACCCATCGCAAGTCGATGCGGACATTTCCCCGTGGAGCGATGAAGGGAACGAGGTCACGCACCCGAGGGGGATCTGAGTTTACGCCGGTCAAGGATCCTGCCAAGCCTCCTCCGTCGCGACGCTCTACCTTGAAGATCTTGACAAAGAAAGGCGCCGATCATCGCCGAAAGACGATCAAGCAGTCGGTTGACAAGATGAGCGAAGCGGGAGTGCGTGCCGCCCTGAAAAAGTCCAACATCACCGTGAATCCGAAAACGCCCCATCACATCGCACGGGAGCTCCTTGAAGGCGGTATGGAAGCAGGAATGATTGTCGTCAAGTAAAGTAATGACGTCCATTTGGGGACCCCTTGGTTGGATGACTCTGCATTCGGTTGCATCTTGTTATCCAGATAAACCACTTCCAGCCGAATCTGCTCTCATGCAGACCTGGCTCGATATGTTTCAATCAACGATCACCTGTCCGAGTTGCCGCGAGCATTTTGGTATAGCTCTCGGATCGTATCGCAGACAATACGCTCAGATGCTCAGCTCTCGTGCAGAGTTTTTGCTTTTTACATTTCGAGTTCATAACTCCGTGAACCGGCGCTTGAATAAACCCGTACACGTAACAGTTGCCACATGCTTCGAACAGCTTCGTGCAAACGTGAAAAACCGGTCAGCAAGAGAATATCGTTTAGCCTACATCAACCACATTCGGCGTTTTTGGAGAACAATGCAGGATTCATCTGGGATTACATCGATGAAAAAGATTGCCGAGATGTCCAAGATTGAGAATGAATATGTTTTGCGCCACGACAATAACTTTGAAATAGACATCCCAGAAAACACCACCGTTCTTCCACAACAGGCGTTTGTCGGTGAGAAGGAAGCTACTGTTTCCGTTCGAATCGATACCCGAGATGCGCCTAGAATGGGATTTATTGGCGGGCGATTTCAAGTTCGGAGATAGTGGTTGGCTTGAAGCAAGGGTTCCAAGGCAAGGAGATGTACGGATCGGTCTCCCATGAGTAGCACTTCATCCATGGATGACGAGAATCTACACCCTCTTCGTAGAATTCGTCCGGGAACTTGCCACGTCTAGGCAGGATAAAGTCGAGCTGCTGGGCAATCCCAAACGGCGGCGAAGGATGTTTCCATTCAAACGTTGTTTGCCGCGCAGTCTCCACCAAGGCTGCCAACAGCGGTGCCTCAGGATACGGGTAGTACCAACACCAATCTAGCACCTCAGATGTCTTGAAGTAGTGGAGAGTCCAAGCAAATGTCTTTTGAAATGCATAGACCACCTTGTTCCAATCGATCACACCGTCCATCAGATGGAGAGCCATACGGCTTTCGATCGCGTGACCGTCGCGAGATACGATATGACGATCGGTTTCTTTTGCTCGTTTTGTCAAGACCTTCAGTTCATCGTCTGCTGCTCCTTCGAGTGTCTGATTTTTCATATAGTGAACTGCTCGTCCATACCCATCCTCGCGCAACGAGAACATGGCGATTGTTGGCATAAAATCATTCCCAAAGCAAAGAACACACATTTCTACCCAGTCTTTGGGTTCCATCGGCAATACCTTGCAAAGAGCTGTCACATCAAATGTAGAATACCCTGAATCCCGGTTCTCCCTGATTAACTTGATACATCCCAAGTCTGACTGGGCGACTGAGATCAACACCAAATCTGCGTCCATGCCGTAGATCAGGATCTGCTTCCGTTCATCTGGAGGGAGCGTCCGAATCCAGGTAAAGATCTTGTGCTCTCCCTCGCCGGGTTCGTCGGTTCCCGACAAGATACACTCGGGGAAGCAGAATCGGAGCGTGTCCTCTAACTCCATCATGAACTCAGTTCCGGGCGAGATCTGATTCTTATCAAACTCGGAGGGCTCAGGGTTCTTCATCCGGCGGTAGCGTTGCTGAACAATTTTTGCGTATGGCACCAATCCATCGAATGCAATCAAGACCTTCTTTCCATGCGCCACATCACGCAAGAAGGTACGAAGCGCCACAACCACGCTGCCAATCGGATTCCCCGGCTTCAAGTAGGTATGAATAAATGCATTGAAATCCAACCCAAGCACGTCGGATTCTAAGGCTACGTTTCCGACGTCTTTTTGGATATGCTTGTGAGTGCGCAACAGGGATGCAACGTAGTACGGAATGCCCATTGTCTTAAAATGGATAGGAACTCGTAAACCAGACCAAGAGTTAAAATGCCCGACTGTCCCATTTGCGACTCTCTCATGGTAACCCACGCAAGCTACGGACTTTCTGAGTCAGCATGCTGTAGACTCTGTGACAGACTTGTATGCCCTGAGTGTTATCATGGAATGCGATATACGTGTGCAATCTTCAAGATTGAGAAAGAGAAGCACGAGTGTGTATTCTGCAAGAGTCTAGACTTCAAGTACTTTATGTACAAGGTGCTCTACGAGGTAACGGGTGAGTTTATGTGTTCTGACTGCGCGGAAGCTATTCTGATGAAGGAGTAAATGGTGATACTAGGTCTTGCCGTTCTCGCCTGCGTTGTTTTTTTTATGTACTTTTGGAAACCCGAACCCACACCACGACAGGGCTGCTCTACGTGTCCCAA